ATGGGAAGACGTGATGCCGGCTAACGAAAGCGAAGTCGCGCAGGCAATCCGCACAGACTTGGAGCTCGGGCTTGTAAGCAAGCAGACGGCTGCTGGACTTCGCGGTTACACGTGGGCGGATGAAGAGGAGCGCATGGCAGGCGAGAAGGTGGCTGGCGATAACGTGGGCGCTGCGTTACTGCGGGCATTCGGGCAGGGTAACGAATGATGCAGATTATGACCGAGATAGTTAACAGATATGTTGTCTTGCTGAACGAGGCGACGCTTGCGCTCTCGAAATCGAACTATCAGATAATCGAGTTGCTTGCCCGTGCAGAAAAAGCAGAGGAAGAACTCGCAAAGATGCGCGCCGCTGTCGAGAAGGAACGGAAAAAGTAATGCCCACCCCGACTGAACTCGCGCGGGCGTTCAAAGCCGCAATCGACCGGCAGGATGCTGCGGCTCTCACGCGCTTGGCCAAGACGTACCACCAACTTTACTTGCGGATGCAAAGCAAGCTGGACTCGCTTCTGCTGGCAATCTCGCAACTGGAATCACCGACGCAAGGGCAAATCATGCGGCTTGCGCAGTACAAGAACCTGCTTACCGCGCTGGAAACGGAATTGGCGAAATACAGCGCATACGTGGAAGTTGAAATCCGCAATACAGCGGACGCGGCGGTTGGAATGGCAATCAAGCAGACCGAACAATTTCTACGGGCGGCAGGCTACACCATGACCCGAAGCTTGCCGAAGAATGCTATTTACTCGATGCTTGGCTTTTTGCAGGAAGACTCGCCGCTCTGGAAACGAATTGGCGAACTCGCGCCATTCAACACGCAGAAGGTCGCTAACGCACTTCTGGAAGCAGTCACCTTCGGCTACAACCCAGCCAAGACTGCGAAGCTATTCGAGAACGTGATGGGCGGCGGATTGACGGACGCGATGCGCATGACGCGCACGGCGCAGTTGTACGCAAGCAGGGAAGCCAACAGGGCGAGTTACATTGCCAACGAGGACGTGGTGGAAGGGTGGATTTGGTGGAGTAGCCTGGATTCAGACACCTGCATGGCTTGCGCTATCGAGCATGGCACTATCCACTCGAATGATGAGTCAATGGACTCGCACTACAACTGCCGCTGCACGTCAATCCCAGTTGTGGCTGGCTACGACGACAAAGTACAAACGGGCGCGGACTGGTTCAACAATCTAAGCGAGAAACAGCAGCGCGACATGATGGGCAATTCGGCTTTTGACGCATGGAAGTCAGGCGCGTTTGACTTATCCGATATGGCAACACGGCGGCACGATGATGTGTACGGCGAGATGTTAGCAAAAACACCGTTGAAAGATTTGATAGGAAACGTCACCACAGATGAATCAATTACGCAAGATTATGACACTACTGAAACGGGAAAGCCTATAAAAGATCAAACTGTTTATCGTTACGGAGACGATAGCGGAAAAGTGTCGTTTTATTCACTTGAGCGAGATTATGCAGAAGAATATGCTGGCGTGAGGGGGGGCAGATCAAGTGATGTTAGAGAAGTGAGCATAAATATGAAAAATCCGCTTGTAGTCAATGTTTCATCAATAAATTTTTCTGATCCTGATTATGAAAACCCAATAATCGAAAGAGCAATGAGGTCAAAACACGACGGGATAGTTTTTGTTTCTGAGGACGGCTACGACAGATTTTTTGTCAAATTTAATAAATAATGGTGCAGAGCGCCTTACATAACTGACTAATTGGAGGATTACATGGAAGACCCTAAAACCGAGACGGTTGAAGTTACAGCGCAGGACGTTGTAACGGCGGTTGACGAAACAAAGCCTGAAGCGTTTGACGAGGCGCGCGCGATGGAGCTTATCCGTAAGCAGCGCGAGGAGTTGAAGCAGGCCAAGAAAGCGGCGGCTGAATTGGAACGCTATAAGAAGTTGGAAGAGGAGCGCAAGCAGGCGGAAATGTCAGAGACAGACCGCTTGAAGGCAGAACTCGACCGCGCGCATAGCGAACTGAAAGCCAAGACCGTGCGCACTATGCAAATCGAGGTGGCGGCAAAGCTGGGTATTCCTGCCGCGTTATCAGACCGGCTTCATGGCGAGACGCTTGAAGAGATGGAAGAGGACGCGAAGGCGATCTTAGAAGTGCTGCCCAAACAAAAAGCCGCACCAAACACGGGAACTACTAATCCAGGCGAGCAAGCATCGAAAGATGAGACACGTGCTCAAAAACTGAAAAGGCTGACGGGTGGGGAAGCCGAAATTTGGGGCGGCGGCGGAATCAATTGGGGTCCAGAAAATCCCCAATAGGAGAATGAATTATGGCAGCTTCACGATATGAAGACATCAAGACACTTGTAGCAAACGTCTACGAACTTGCGCTTTTGACCGCGCAGGAGGGTAACGTCATTGCTCAATTATCAACCGTATTCAACGACAACCAGGGGCTTGCGCCTCGCATTTACGGCGAATATAGCGGCGGGACATTCGCCAGTATCGCCGGTACTGTGGACATGAGCGCGTCTACATTCAGCGCGGCCGCAGGCGGAACGATCACCCCATCAACTTATGGTCAGCAAATCAGCTTGACCGTGAACCGTATCAAGAGCGATCCTGCTGGCGCACAACGAGACGCCGGTCAGTATCTCGGCGAAACTGCTGCAGCTCACATTGATACCAACCTTGCCGGTCTGCTCGACGATTTCACTGGCGGCACTGCTGGGTCTGCTGGCGGCACTTTGACTTGGGCAAACATTTTCCTTGCTCAAGCTACATTGCGCGGGAATAAAGTCTACGGGCGTTATTCCGTAGTATTGCACCCGTTGCAGTGGTACTACCTGACATCAGCTTCAAGCGGCGTCCCCACTCTCATGCAGAGCGAGGACATCAAGAACCGCTTTATGAGCGGCTTCTATCAGGCAAGCCTCGACAATATGGACTTCTTTGTTGACGCGAACATCACCGCAGGCGGCACCGCTTATGGCGGTATGTTTGCCAAACAGGCTATCGCTCTTGATATGCGGCAGCCTTTCACAATCAACCCGCAATGGGACGCAAGTTATGCCGGTGTAGGCGCATGGGAGCTCAACGCTTCAATGGTCTACGGTTTCGGCGTCTATCGCCCAACCTACGGTGTGACCCTCGTAGGCAAGGCTGCCTAACAACTGACTCGATGGGCAAGGATAGAGCGTATACCTCGACAAACGGCATGCTCCACCGCTTCCTTGCCCTACTGGAGCGCAAGCTGGAGGCTTGAAAAAGACATGAGAATCAACTGGTTTAGCAATTCACCGGCAGCCTGCACTGGCTACGGAAATCAAACAAAAACATTCGTGCCGCGTCTTGCGAAGTTATTGGACGGCGGCATCTCGATCACAGCGTTCTACGGAGTGCAATCAGGCGTGCTGAATATCAACGGTATCAAAGTTTATCCGAGTTTCAAACACCCGTACGGGCAAGATGTTATCGGTGCTCACGCTGTTTGGGACCGAGCAGACGCAGTTGTTACTTTGCTCGATATTTGGGTGGTGCAGTCTGAAAACATTCCGATGCCCTGGTTCCCCTGGTATCCGATTGATCACGAACCGATGCCGGCAAACGTGCTGGCATCGGCTCGCAAGGCAACCAAAGGGATTGTAATGAGCAAGTTTGGTAAGCGAATGGCAGAGCAAGCAGGACTTGACGTTTGGTATGTGCCGCACGCTGTTGACACGGACATATTCAAGCCGGTTGACCGCAAAGAAGCGCGCAAACACCTCGAATGGCCGCAGGACAAATTCATTGTCGGCATGGTCGCAGCCAACAAGGGCAATCCCTCACGAAAAGCGTTCTATGAGCAGATAGCCGCCTTTGCCGCCTTACACGCCCAACACCCAGACACGATGCTTTATCTGCATACAGATGATGGTACTCACGGCGGTGACGTGGTGAATTTACCGAAATTCATCAACCGAATGGGGTTGAAACTTGGCGAAGACGTAATATTCTGCGATCCATACCATTACGGGTTAGGCTTTCCTGACGAGTATATGGTTGACAT